GCTTCATGCAAGTCATGATGTGGTAGCGGGCCTCTTCGCGCTCGTAATCTTCCTCGGTAATCTCTTCCTTGCCGACCTTCTCAAGCAGTTGCTTGTGCTGGTTGACGAAGAAATTCATCTTCCGGATGGCGCCGTTGACGTGGTTCTGGGTGCCCTCAATGTGGCTGTTGATCTCTAGGATCTCAATTTCAAGCAGCTCACGGTCCAGCGGATCTTCCGCCTGGGCCAGATCGCGCTCTTTCTTCTTGAGTTCATTCTGCTTCTTGCGAAGGCCAATATAAGCTTCCTGCAGAGCAGACCGGGTGCGGTCAATCTCGGCCAGCGTGTGCTTGATTGACCGGATGGGCGTGATGGCCGTGACATCCAGCGTCACGCTCATGAATTGGCTGTGCGACTTGTGGAAGTTGCTGGTGTCGCGCACGACAGCAGGCATACGATCCTGAATGTTTTTCAACATCAGATTGTATTCCGGCTTCTTTACAGCCAGCGCAGTGTTGATGTTGCCGATAATCAGATCGTTAGACAAAAGGGTTCTCCTGTTTTGGGTGCTTACTGAACACCACCGTTAGAGCTTGAGCAAGCGGCTAAATCACTCAACTCAGAAAGCAAATCTCCAAAATCTGCCGCATTCCCCGCCGAGCTTATTGTAATATAATTAATCACATTTAACCTAACAGTGCCGCTGCCGCCTCCAAAAATCCCCCGACTATTTGAGGAGCATGAGGCAAAAACATTTACAGCAGTTGGTAAGTCCCCAAAATCTGTCGCATTACCAAGCGTTGCGATTGTGATGTAATCAATGACATTCACTTTGGTGGGATTGGTATCACCGCCAGCAAAAACACCCCTAGTGCTAGATGAACAAGCAGTAAGATTTTCTCTTGCTACAGTTAAATCGCCAAAATCTATAGAATTACCAACTGATGCTATAGTGATATATTGCAATACATTCGTAGGGCCAGTAGAAATAAACCCGCCCCCAATAACGCCGCGCGTTGAAGATGAACATGCAGACAGCGTGTCATTGTCAGCTAGAAGATCCCCAAAATCTATTGCATTCCCTACTGACGCAATTGTTATGTAATCAATCACATTATAGCGAGTGGCGCCATCACCTAAGCCGCCCCCCGCAAAAATACCACGCGTTGTTGATGAGCAAGACGCAAGATCTTCTCTGACTGCGGTTAAATCTCCAAAATCTGTTGCATTTCCAAGAGAAGCAATAGTTACATAATCAATGATATTTGAGCGGGCTGCCCCTGTAAATCCGCCCGCAAAAATACCACGAGTGGTTGAAGCGCAAGCCGTAAGGCCAGATCTTCCTGCGGTTAAATCCCCAAAATCTATAGAGTTACCAAGAGTTCCGATTGTGATGTATTGGATAACATTTGTCCTTGAAACCGAATTGCTATTGCCACCGCCAAAAAGACCACGATCAAGATTTCCAGCAATCGGCCACAGGTTTTGCTTCAGCCAATACGTCATCTGGTCCAGCGTCCACACCCCAGGCGCCGTGCCGCTCTGATACGGGCCAGTAGGGGTGACGGGGGTCTTTCTAATGATGCCCGCAGGCCATTCACGAGACATGGTTAGACCCCCTTTGCTTCATAGCTTCCATCATAATATGACGCTTTTTAAGCCATTGCTTTTTTGCTGCTTCACGCAACAATTCTTTAGTCTTTTCAGTAGTGGGGTGTCCACGCCTACCCATTAAAGATGCGCTTATTTTTGCGCGCTGCTCTAATGGTATTGGCCTACCTTTGAATTTTTCACGAAGTTTTTGCCCCATTTCAGGAGGCCTTTTTTGCCCCCGATGAGCAGCGCTAATTTTGGCCTTATGTTCAGAACTAAATTTTCGTCCATACCAATAATTGCGCTCACCTGTCATCGCCGCAACAACACCCTCACCACCCCCACATAAATTATATCCACTTGGCGCAAGGCAGCCATACTTATCAATAAATTGTTTTTCTTGCTCCATACATTCACGCCGAGAGCCTACAAACAAAATAGCCAAATCAAAAGAGTTAATGCCATAGGTTTTTATTGCATTTTTTATATATGATTTTGACCCGCTATTCCCTTTTTTATGGTCTTTAATGCGACGCCTTAAACTCCACGTCATACCAACATACTTCATGCCATTTACAGTATTACTTAAAAGATACACGCAATTTTGCCCAAAGGGTGGACACTCTTCCACCGTGATCCCGCCGGGCCATTCGCGTGACATGGTTACAGACCTCCGTGGGCGTTTGAGCAGGCGGCTAATTCTTTTCTTGCTGCTGTAAGATCACCAAAATCTAATGCGTTTCCAATCGTCGCTATTGTTACATAGTTAATTGTGTTGGTATTGGAGCCAGTTGTGCCGCCGCCAAATATACCCCTTGTGGTATTTGAACAACCAGCAAGATAAGCAACAGTTATTAATAAATCCCCAAAGTCTGTGGCATTCCCCGCAGATGCAATTGTGATATAATCAATTGTATTAACACGACTCGCTCCCTGACCTCCCGAGAACAACCCCCGCGTTGAACTTGAACATGAGGCACATCCAGATACACTTTGTGTTAAATCACCAAAATCAACAGCATTCCCCGGCGAAGCAATTGTTATATAATCTATTGTATTTACATTAGAAGCAACAAAACCACCACCGAATACTCCGCGCGTACTATTTGAGCAGGCAGACAAATATAAACGCCCTTGGGTTAAATCACCAAAATCTGTAGCGTTCCCTATAGAGGCTATTGTTACATATGAAATAACATTCGACGGGCCTGTAGCCCCACCCCATATACCTCTCGTTGAATTTGAACATGAGGAAGTTCCTCCCATGTCTATTGTTAAATCTCCAAAATCTGCTGTATTGCTTTTTATTGAAAATGTAACGTATTGAATTACATTTGTAGCAGAGCCTCCACCAAACAAACCTCTAGTGGCGTTACCACACCCAGCTAACAAAACTGTCGGTTGGGTTAAATCCCCAAAGTCAGTTGCATCGCCAGTAGTTGTGATAATTACATAATCAATTATGTTTGTAGCATCTGGTGTGCCACCCCCTCCAAACAAACCGATATCGCCGCTCAGTGGTGTAATTGACCACAACCCCTGCCCCACCGCTTGAAACTGCGCCACGAGGTTCCAGACACCGGAATAAGTCGGCATAGTTATAGTCCTCCGTTACCGGCAGATAAACCAGCAAGATAATAATTTACTTGGAGTAAATCCCCAAAATCTGTCGCATTGCCTGTCGTAGCAATTGTAACTTTATCAATAACATTGCTAGATGGGCTACTTCCACCAGCAAAAGCAACGGTACTTGTTGAGGAAACCGCCGCTCTTCCACTAAGAGTTACTGTTAAATTACCAAAGAAAGTTGCATTTCCTGTTGTGGCAATTGTAATATATTGAATTGAACTTGAATTTGCACCATCATTTCCTGAACCAATAATGCCTCTAGTAGAGTTAGATGCGGCGGCAAGTTGAATATATGCCCCTGTAAGATCACCAAAATCTGTAGCATTCCCTGTTGTCGCTATTGTAACGTAATCAATTACGTTTTGTTTTACACTAGAGGAGTTTTTGCCGCCACAAAAAACACCTCTAGTGGGAGAAGATAATGCCGCTAATTCATCTCGCCCAACTGTGAGTTGCCCAAATGTTGTTGAGTTACCTGTGGTACTGATAGTTATATAATTAATAGCATTTGTTGAGTTTGGGGTTAATCCCCCCCCAAAAACTCCTCTAGTGGCAGAATTACATGCAGCTAATGTATAATTAGCAATAGAAAGCGACCCAAAACTTGTTGCATTTCCCGTTGTTGCGATTGTTATGTATTGAATATCAGCAATTCTACCAGCTGTATTTGGGGAAGCAAATCCACCAGCAAATATACCGCGAGTTGTACTAGCGCATGCGCCCATTTGTTCAAATTGAGTGTCACCAGCCGCATTAGATAAGTCGCCAAAATCTGAAGTATTCCCCGTTGATGCTAACGCAACATACTGAATGACATTATTTTGCCCCCCACCAAAAACAACTCTTGGTGGCACCGCAGGCGTCACACTATCGCTAGCCGCGCTAAACGCACCCGGCCCAAAAGTATTCAACGCCCAAACTTGAAACGTGTACGCCGTGCCATTTGTAAGACCCGTCACCGTAACCGGCGATGAAGCACCAGAAGCCGTAATCTGGCTTGGGTTGGAAACCGCGTAATACGCGCTGATAGCCGATCCGCCGACATTCGCGGGCGCCGTAAACGACACTGTAGCTTGAGTATTGCCAGCCGCAGCCGTAACCCCCGTAGGAGCGTCAGGGTTTCTCAACGGATCATAATTGGCTGAGATAAACCCAGCAGGCGGGCGCAGCGGCATATCAAACCCTCAACAGTTAAATTACAAAAACCTACGCATTTATCTCCTCCCACGAGCAAGTCACCACAAGATCGCTTGCAGTGCCAGCCGTAGCGCCAATTGACTCATTCTCCAGCAGATACAGCGCCGTCGTCTTGTCCAAGATGATCAGCGTGGCATCTGCAGGCACAGAAATCGTGGAGGCAATCGGGAAGGCAGTGCCACCCAAAGCCGCCGCGCTGTACTTGTTGATGGTGATGTCAGCGGCATTCGTGCCGTCAACATTCGCCACCATGATCATATTGATCTTGTAGACCTTGCCGCTAGAAGCCGCATTGCTGACGATAGACGTCGCGCTGGTCGTGGTGAGAGAAACGCTAGAGTTGTTGCCGTAAATGGCAGCAACATTGACAATATTCGGGTTTGCCACCGTCTTGCTCCTTACAAGCCAAAGATCATTGCAAAAGCGATGCTCTGGCCCTTACTGACGCCAGCAGCAGGCGTTGTGAAAGTCAGAACACCAGCGCCGTTAGTCGTCACAACCTGACCATTCGTGCCATCTGCTGTCGGATATTTCAGCCCGGCAGGATTGTTCATAAGCCGCGTGACCGTGCCAGATGCATTCTCCGCATAAAGCGCCATGTCAGTGTTGGCAATGTTGATCGCAAGCTCACCAGGGCTGAGATTAGCCGCAGACGGCACAGCAGCCGCTGTCGTGGTGCGATACAGCTGAATAGGCGTGTAGCCTGTCTGAGCCATTAGAAAGTACCCCCATCAATGCCACCCCAGGCTGGGGCAGACGTGCCGGCAGACAATAATACCTGACCGGCTGTTCCATTCGCAATAAACGAAGTAGCCCCCGCCCCCGTTTGATACGGGATCTGGCTGGCAATGCCACCGGCAAGATTGGTTGCCGTGCCGACAGACAAAGCTGATTGCGCTGACCATGTCGGGCTGCCAGCACCGCCAGAAAGCAGCACCTCATTTGAACTACCAACAGAGGTGAAAGCGTAGGCGGATCCGGTGCCATAGGCCACCGCTCCAGCAGTTGGCGTTGCCGTGGCATTTGTGCCGCCATTGGCTACAGGCAGCGTACCAGACACGGCCGCAGTAAGATCAACCTTGCCCCAAGCGGGCGCAACGCCAACGCCACCAGACAGCAGCACGTTACCCGTAGCAACGTCAGGAAGAGCCGCCAGAGTGGTGGTGCCGCTGGCGTAGATAATGTCGCCAATCGTGTATGAGGTCAGCCCCGTGCCGCCGTAAGCGGCGCCAATGGCTGTTGCATTCCATGTTCCGGCAGTCAGCGTACCAACACCGGTAATACCCGTGTAGGAGCCGGAAATCCGCCCGCTATCAATCGTGCCAGAGGTAATCTGGCTGCCGGCAATCGCGATGGAAACGTCAGCCGCAGCAGTCAACTGCCCCTGGGCATTGACCGTAAACGTGCCGACAGCAGACGCAGACCCATAGGAAGTAGCAGCCACCGCCGTGTTGGTGATGCTGAATACCGTACCGGCCAAGGTGAGGCCAGTGCCGGCCGTGTAGGTCGTACCAGCAGCACCAAACTGCGAGAATACAATAGCCGTGGTGCCAACCGTAATTGGCAACGGGGTCTGCTGCACCCAAGAGGTATTCGCGTTTACAGTGCCGGCCGTGATCAGAAAGAAGTCGCCAGCGTCAATCTGGTCAACGCCGCTGCCAGCCGTATCAAAGTCAGTCGCGCGGGTTAGAATGAATGGCGTGCCGGCAGAACCAACCTGAGTGACCGTATAAACACCGTTGTAGGGCTCATTCGTGCTGGTTTCATTCTTCACCAGAACACGATTACCAACCACCGTCAGAACCGAGTCGATCGACAGCGCGCCATTGGCATTTGCCGTGATCGTGGCGCCAACACCGCTAGACCCGTTATTGTAAGTGTAGGCCGCCAAGGCAGTCGTCGTTGCCAATCGGCAGGCTTGGTGGAAGTTGATGCCCGTGGCGATTGAGTCGGCGTAATTCTTGTTGACGATGTCGGTGCCATTTGTCGGCACCGTAGAAATGGTGCCAGTCGTCAGCGTAACCGCATTGATAGTTGTATTGGTTGCCGAGGTGATTTGCCCCTTGGCGTTGACGGAAATGACCGGCACAACCGCTTGGGAGCCGTATGTGGCGGCAGAAACGCCAGAGGATGGCAGATCTGCGGTAACTAAAGCACGGAATGTAGCAGCAGCATCTGGCCCAGCAGCAGGCCCAGCAAAAACTACATTTGCAGGCTGATCACTAACAACTAAAGCTGTCCCCCAAGTGGGCGCCCCAGTGCCGCCAGAAACCAACACCTGACCAGCCGTGCCAGCCGCGCTGATGTAAAGCCCGTCAGCCCCAGACCAGACAACCGCTCCAGCATTCGGCACCAAAGACCGAGCAGTGCCGCCCTGGTCCATCGGCAGAATGCCATTGATCTGCGCCTGATCAGACAGATCCACAGCTGGGTGGACGTGATCAGCGCGGGCGATTTCAGATGAAACGCCAGCAGATCCGGTATTGTCACCAACCAAAGGCGTGGCGTTGCTCAGATTAGCCGCCAACGTCACATTGGAAGAAAGCGCACCACCACCCGTCAAACCCGCCCCAGCAATCACCTGCCGAGTATCCGGCACATAACCGCTGATGGTGGCCGGGATGGTCGTGGCAGACATCACACGGCCGGTGGCATCCACCGTAAACACCGGGATATCAGTAGACGTGCCATAAGACCCTGGC